GGACAAACGCATCCACGATGTCTCAAAGAGTAATGCAGTATCAGGCCGCCCTACAGTTGGCGCAACAAGCTCCACAGTTGTATGATATGGGCAAGTTACACAGGCAGATGCTTGAGGTTCTTGGCATTTCAGACGCAAAAGAAATTATTAAGCTTCCTGACGAGGTATCACCTGCCGACCCCGTTACTGAAAACATGCGTATCTTGCAACAAGAGCCAGTAAAAGTTTTCAAGTACCAAGACCACGAAGCGCACATCCAAGTGCATATGTCTTTTATGCAAGACCCCAAGATACAACAGCTTGTTGGGCAGTCCCCGTTTGCACAGGCAATACAGAACTCAATTACTTCGCATATAACTGAGCATGTGGCTATGTTGTATCGCAATAAAATTGAAAAGGAACTCGGCGTGTCTATGCCAGATGAAGACGCACCGCTACCTGAAGATGTGGAGCTTGAATTGTCCCGCGTTTCAAGAGAGGCCGCTCAAGCACTGCTTGGCAAGAACCAAGCTGAAATGCAACAGCAGAAAGCCGCAGAACAGCAGGCAGACCCGTTGACACAAATTCAACAGGCTGAACTCAAGATGAAGCAAGATGAGTTACAGCATAGAATAAACATGGACATGCAGAAGTTTGAGCTAGACAAGCTTTCTAAAATAGCAAATGTTGAGGTGCAAAGAGAACGGCTGGATAGCGAAGAAGAGCGTGAGCAACAAAGACTCGCTTCTCAAGAAAGAATCAAAACAGCAGAGGTCAGAGTTAAGGGTGCGGAGATTGGTGCGAAGCTGACATCTGAGGAAGAAAAAAACAAAACAGCTACCAAAAAAATTAGAGCAGACCTTCTCAAAGAGGGGCTAAAGACGGGAAAGGGTCTAGCCGATGACGCGACCAACGGTGAATAACTTGGACAAGCGGCTCACAGTTCTTGAGGAAGTGTATGAAGAGCGGTGGCTTGAGACAATCAATCGTATTAAAAGACTTGAGGCTGTGCTTGTCGGCTCGGCAGGGGCAATCATTACATTGTTATTGGTGCAAATTTTAAATGTCTAGTCCTGACCCATACCTCGAACTTATCAGAGTCAAAGTGCGCGAGTACATGCATGAGTGCGCTGACCACCTTGCTGGTGGCGGTGCAAAAGACTTTGAAGAGTACAAATTTATCTGCGGCAAAGTCGAGGCGTTGGCTCTTGTCGAAAGAGAAATTCTAGACCTCACACAAAAACTTGTAGACGAGTAGTTGCAAAATCAAAAAGTTTGTTATAACTTTTCCTTACGAGGACAATCCTCGCAAGGACTGCGGGCCTTCCCGTTGCAAGGTGAGAAAATGTATTCTGCTGAAGTAAAAAACTTAGACTTAGAAAGACTTAAAAAGTCTGACTTTTTCCCAGCCCCGAAGGGCTATAAACTGTTAATCGCTATGCCGACCTTAGAGGAAAAAACTGAGGGCGGTATTTTAATTCCTGATAGTCTCCAACAGGCCGAGAGTACCGCGTCTGTGGTTGGCCTTGTCGTTATGATGGGCGAAGCCGCCTACAAAGATGAGGACAAGTTTCCGCATGGTGCGTATTGCAAAGAAGGTGAGTGGGTAATATTCCGCTCTTATTCTGGCACAAGATTTAAAATTGAAAGCCAAGAGTTTCGTTTGATAAATGACGATACTGTTGAAGCCGTTGTTGCAGACCCAAGGGGAGTTAAAAGAGCATGAGTGAAACAGCACAAGAAGATATTGTAGAAATTAACACAGAGCCACAGATTGTTTCTGCGTCAGAGGAAGACATGGAAATTGAGGTCTTAGATGACCGCCCTATGGAAGACCGCGTACCGCCTCGCGCTGAAGCGGAGCCTGCCCCTAGCGATGAGGGCGAGGACGATGAGGCGGCGGATTATTCTGAGCGTGTACAAAAGCGTATTAAAAAATTAAAATACGATTACCACGAAGAGCGTCGCGCAAAAGACGCGGCAGACCGAGAGCGAGAAGAAGCCGTAGGTTTTGCTCAGAAAGTATTTGAGGAAAACCAAAAACTTAGAAACACGTTGGCGCAAGGCGAGGGTGTTCTTTTGGAGCAAACTAAGGGCCGCGCAGAAGCTGAGGTAGCGCGAGCCAAAAAAGAATACAAAGATGCTTTTGAAAGCGGTGACCCGGACGCAATAACTGAGGCTCAAATGAGCCTTACAAATGCACAAGCGGCGGCAATACAGGCAAATCAGTATGAGCCTGTTTATCAAAATATTCCTGCGCCGACAGTGTCTCAGAAAAAAGTTGAACGCCCTATTAACAAACCTACCAATTTAGATGTAGAATGGGCAGAGAATAACCCTTGGTTTAATCGTGACAGCGTTATGACGGGTTTTGCACTTGGAGTGCATGAAGAACTCATCAAGTCTGGCACTAACCCATTGGAGAACCCGCAAGAGTATTATCGGCAGTTAGATGCTGAGTTACAAAAAAGGTTCCCTGACAAGTTTGGCGGCGGCAGTATAGAGCAAGCACCCCGCAGTCAAGCTGGCAACGTGGTGGCCCCCGCACAGCGGAGTGCAAATAAATCACGCAAGGTGCAACTAACCTCTACACAAGTCGCTCTCGCCAAGCGAATAGGGATTACCCCTGAACAATATGCGGCGCAACTTTTGAAATTGGAGCAATAGAATGGCTGACAGAGAACCACGCACAAATAAAACAAGAGAAAAGACACAGCGGAAAGCTACTTGGAAAAGACCTTCCGCACTACCCGACCCAGACCCACAGTCTGGTGTAGAGTATCGTTGGGTGCGAACAAGTACGCTTGGCGCATCAGACAACAAAAATGTCTCGTCTCGGTTTCGTGAAGGCTGGGAGCCTGTTCTTGCATCCGAGCATCCTGAAATGCATGTTATGCCCGATGTGGATAGCAAGTTTGAGGGGAATGTAGAGGTTGGTGGATTGTTACTTTGCAAGACAGCAACCGAAAATGTCGAAGCACGCAGGGATTTTATGAACGACCAAAATGCGAGGGCAATGGAGGCCGTTGACAATAATTACCTGAGAGAGTCAGACCCGCGTATGCCTGTGCTTCGTCCAGAAAAAACAACGCGCAGTACATAGTTTGGTTTGAGGGAGCCTTTGTTTTATTTTGGATTAGGAGAAAAAAGATGACAGCAACTGCTTCACCTTTCGGCTTGCGTCCAATCGGACGCCTAGACTCAGGTTCGCTTGAGGTTATGCGTCAGTATCCAATAGCTTCTGGCTACGGGACCGCTATTGCGGCGGGTGACGTTGTTCAACTCGTAGATGGTGGTACGGCTACAACGATTGAGAAACAGGCTGGCACTGGCGATGATTCGACAGAAATCGACATCGTTGGTATTTTTATGGGTGTGTCTTATACAGACCCAAACACAAACCAAAAAACATTCAGCACATTGTATCCTGCAAGCACATCAGCTTCAGATATTATGGCGTATGTTGTTGACGACCCGAATACCCTGTTTACTATTCAAGCAGATGGTGCGCCAACAAATGTGAATGACATTTATGGTAAAAACACGCTGTTGATTCAAACAGCCCCGAACACTTCCTTGAAGGTTTCACGGGTTGCTTTGGACATTAGTGAACTTAGCACAGACGCTCAAAACCCTATTCGAGTAATTGATTACTTGGGTGGACATGAGGGCGACGAGAAGGGGACATCTTTCCCTATTCTTGTTTGTAAGTTCAACTATCATCAGCATAGTTCAGCTACTGGCTCGGCATAGGGAGATTAACTTATGGCTATTGCAAGACCACAGTTACTTAAAGAACTTCTGCCGGGACTCAATGCTCTGTTTGGGCTTGAGTATGAGAAGTATGAAAACGAACATGCAGAGATTTATGAGACAGAATCATCAGAGCGTAGCTTTGAAGAAGAAGTCAAACTCTCTGGATTTGGAGCCGCTCCGGTAAAACCCGAAGGTTCTTCGATTTCATTCGATTCAGCGCAGGAGTCTTTCACCGCTCGTTACAACCACGAAACCGTGGCAATGGGCTTTTCAATCACGGAAGAGGCAGTAGAGGACAATCTGTATGACAGCTTGTCTGCACGCTACACCAAAGCATTGGCTCGCGCTATGGCATATACCAAGCAGACCAAAGCGGCGGCGTTGCTGAATACTGGCTTTGACACATTCCAATCTGGAGATGGTGTGACACTGTTTAACACAGCACACCCGACAGTGATGGGTGGTAACAATTCCAACCGCCCGTCAACAAACTCAGACCTTAACGAGACTTCTCTCGAACAGGCAGTAATTGATATTGCGGCCTTTAAGGATGAGCGTGGCCTTCTTATTGCGGCTCGTCCGCGTAAGCTGATTGTCCCGCCCGCGCTGATGTTTGTGGCAACTCGCCTACTTCAGTCGGAAATGCGTACAGGTACTGCTGATAATGACATCAATGCCTTGGTTAATAACGGGTCAATTCCAGAAGGATTCCGTGTCAATCATTACTTGACAGACACAGATGCTTTCTTCTTGACCACGGATATTCCAAATGGCTTGAAGCATTTTGAGCGTACCCCAATGACAACCCAAATGGACGGTGACTTCGACACTGGCAATGTTCGCTACAAAGCACGCGAGCGTTACAGCTTCGGCGTATCCGACCCGCTTGGTATGTACGCTTCGCCGGGAGCATAAAAAGTTACAAATAACTTTTAGGGGGGTGGCTGTTGCCGCCCCCTTTTTTATGAGGTATTGTATTTGTATCCCTGACAGTTACATGGTGTGACTGACACTAGCCACGACAGGAGATAGATATGGCTAATTCTACTTTTTCGGGTCCGGTTCGTTCTGAAGGCGGATTCAATGTTATTAACAAAAGCGCTACAACTGGCACGATTACAGAAACAGGTTTTTCTGTTAATTCTACTGGACAGCTTATTTCACTTGGCACTAGAAAAATCCAAACATTTGTTGGCACTCTTGCCGCTACAGACACAGCCTCTGCATACGCAGACGGTGACGTTCTTGTAGAGCTTGGCGCTTTGAACACAGACGCCCCAGACGGCATAGTGACACCCACAAAGTTTTTCATTCACAAAGCGGTGGTTGGCATTACAACAGCTTGTGGGCAAACCCTTGTTGGCAGTTTACAGCTTAGTGCAACTTCAGGCACTGCAACTAATGCCGCTGTGTCCTCTGGCACAGAAATTGTTGGTGCAGGTGTGACAGTCTTTGACCCGCAGGTTTCCGCCGCAGGTTCTGTGACTGAAATTGATATTAACTTCAATGACACAGCAGGCAACTTCCATGTGTTTGAGCCAAATGTTTCTGCACCCATCGCAAGCGTGAATCTTTACGCGGCGGCGACAACAGCACTAAACGCAGATGCATCAGCAGGAAGATTTACTGTTGAACTAGAATACTCATTATTCTAGGGGGCTGTCATGTCGAGTGATGTATTTGCAGTAAACAAAACGGCAGACGCTACAGTGTTTGCTAGTCGTGCGCGAGTACGTCAAATTCAAGTGAAAACTGAGGGTTCAGGTAGCCCGAAAGTTGTCCTCAAAGATGGGGGTGCGTCAGGGACTGCCCTGATTACCCTCGAATTTGGAACAAGTAGCACATTCTCAGTTAACATCCCAGACAACGGGATACTGTTTGAGACTGACGTTTATTTGGATTTGACAGCGTGTTCTAGCGTTACAGTGTTTCTCTCATAGGTGATGTAATGGGCAAGAAAACGAAAGAGATATTAGGTAGCATATCCCCCCTTTACGGGGCGGCTACAGGACGAGGTGCTTTTGGTAAGCTTACTAAAGATGGGCCGGGTCTGCTTGGCTTGATGGCGAAGATTGGCGACAAGAAGACTGACGAAGAAGCTAAGGCAAAAAAAGCACAGATGATGACCCCTAATATGAAAGCGGCTCAAGATGTCAAAAGGATGGCGGCAGGCGGCAGGGCAAGGAAGCGCCCTATTGACGGCGTAGCCACCAAAGGCAAGACCCGCGCTTTATACTAATGTCTAAGACAAAATATCCCGGTGTCACCAGAACGCCGAGCGGCGGGATTAAATACAGAGGCACAACCTTTGCTGGGTTTAATAAACCCAAGAGGTCAAATCGTGCTGGGAAAAAGGGCATGGTTCTTGCTAAGGATGGCGACAAGGTTAAGCTCATTCACTATGGCGATAGCTCTATGGGGCATAACTACTCTGCGACAGCAAGAAAAAACTTTAAGGCGCGGCACGGCAAGAACATAGCCAAGGGCAAAATGTCTGCGGCTTACTGGGCTAACAAAGAACTGTGGTCAAAGGGCGGTTCCACAAAGTCGCCACCTAAATCACAGAAGCACAAGAAGTACGGCAGGAAAAAAACATGAAGGCTGGCAGGAAAATTGGTTGCCCTAAAAAGCCCATCGCCATGAGCGGGGGTGGTAGCACGGGTAAAAAGAAATCCAAGTCTAAGGTAAATGAGGCGGGGAACTACACTAAACCCACCATGAGAAAACGAATTTTTAATCGTATCAAAGCTGGAGGCAAAGGGGGAAAGCCGGGCCAGTGGAGCGCTAGAAAGGCCCAAATGCTTGCTTCAGCCTACAAGAAAGCTGGCGGAGGCTATAGAGATTAGGTGATATATGGACCCCATATCAACAGGTTTGGCGGGTATTGCTTTAGTCCAAAAGTCTGTAGAGTTGATTAAAAGTAATATCAACACTGTAAATGACATAAGGGATATAGCGGGTGCGCTGGACGGACTTTTTGAGGGGGAAAAGCAGGTACAGAAAAAACGATTTAGTGATAAGTCTATTGTTGGTCAGTCCAAGGACGCGGCTCATTCCGTCATTGATGCCAAATTAGCCCAAGAGCAACTCGAAGAAATTTCCATAATGATTGATAATCGTTTTGGCC